CTTCTTTACCCATCCATCTATTTGGCACAGGACAAATGGCTGCTTCCATTTTTGGGAACTGATTTGCTCAATAAGATAAAAAATGATGTGGCAAACAATACGATTGCAGGTAACTACCAAATACTCTTAGAAGATTACATCCAAAAGATGCTCCTTTGGTGGGTTATGGTGGATGTAACACCTAACCTATGCTATCGCATGGACAATGGCACGCTGGTGCAACGTCAAAGCGAAGATACTGTGCCTGTTTCCGATGTGGTCATGAAAGATATGATTGACCGGGCACGTCAAAACGCGGAGCACTATACCACTTTGTTAGTCGATTACTTGTGTGCTAACTCAAGTTTGTTCCCTGAATACAGCACAGCCACATGGCCCGACCGTTCACCACGTACAGACGTGACTAATACGCTTAATTATCAGTTCTCATCGGGCAATACATCGACCAGCTTTCGCCCTACTTACTCACGAAACATCATTAATCGCATACCATGAGTGATAAAAAAACATTGAAGCAGGAATACACCGAACGTTTGCGCAAATACGAGCGTGAACTATCACTAAAACTACGAAGCAATGTCAACAAAGAAGCAGACAAAACTAAAAAGTGAATCGTCAAGTATCACTTACAAGTTGATTCGATACAACCTTCAAATGTTTGATGGCTTGTGGTCGATACCGATAGCGTTTGCGCTGTTCATTATTGCAGGTACATTAAGTGCAGAATACTTTGGCGATGCGCTCATATCTACCGAATACGTGCAATACATCGTGCTGGCTTCACTCATCATGGTGTTTGCTAACTTCGTTACGTTTTTGGGAATCCGTTTCAATTTTAAGGCACTACAGCGCGAAGTGTATAGTAAGGAAATTAAGTATGAACTAAACACCTATCTAACCACATGGCAAAAAGTTGTTTTATATCTGCTCTTATATGCATTTTACTTTGCTGCATTCCTGTTTGTACTACGCATGCTGATGACGGCTACTGCGTAAGGGTTACGGCAGCTGCCTTCGTAGGGGTAAAGGAAAAAGGCGGCAACAATCAAGGCTTTAATGATCCTGCTCTGCAAGTAATGATGCGACAGGAAGGATGGGTTCCGGGTTATGCATGGTGTTCATTCTTTGTTATGGCTATTCTTAACGAGTGTGGCGTGCCAAACAAAATAACCGGGTGGGCTGCGAGTGCTTATAATTCACGCGATGTGATATATACCGATGGTAAGTTTAAACAAACATACAGCGATAAGGATGTGCTTGTAATGACATTAGGTTACAATGAATTTAAGCGCCAAAGGTTTAAAGGTATTGGTCACACCGGCATAGTGGACAGGGTAGGTAGGTATTCGGTGCGCACCATTGAAGGCAACACGAATGAACAGGGCATGCGCGATTCACGTTCACGCGATGGTGTATATTACAAGATACGCCCACTAACCAAAAATTTACACATCACGCGATGGGGAAAAGGACAAAGCTCTTAATCGGATTGGGTATTGCAATTTTTGCACTATCCATATTGTTCGCAGTTAAAACATGCAATAAGCCCGTAACAAATCCTGCTATAAAAAGGTTACAGGATATCAATGATTCGCTCTATCAAATTATTGAAACGAATAACGCCAAAACGGATAGCTTATTCTTGAAAATTGACAGCCTGCAGATTCATCAAGATACTATCATAGAACGCCAACAAATCACTAACGAAATCTACCGGAATGAAACTTACAATATCCTTTCTGCTTCTCCTACTAACGCCACTAATCAGTATAGGACAACCCTCAAAAAATCAGACAGCCTACTTAAAGCAGGATTTTACACCAGAACTTACAACCTACGAACAGCAGCTTTTCAATCTCAATTTCAATAGCATGCTCTATTGGTACAGAACTGCGTATGAAATCGACAGCTTATACCAAATGGAACGACTGAAGGTTACATACTACGCAAAGATTACAGGCATTCAGGCGGCGAGTTATGAAACATTAGCGGAAATCTACGCCAACAAGCAAAGCATTGAAAAGGCTATACAATCGGAGAAAGATGCAGAGATTAGCAGATTAAAAAAAACGAATAGACGGTTGATAATTACTAACACCGCGCTCACATTAGGTATCACAGGACTGGCTTTTTCTACTATATATTTTGCAATCCTATAGCTATGGAATTTGAATTACGCGATTTGATTACTTTAATAGGTGCAAGTGTATCACTCGCATCACTTTATTTCGCTTTGAAGCGCAGTGTTGACAAGGTAGCTGGTCATGTTGCCAGCATTGAAACGTTCCACAAAAGAGAAATTGAAATGATTAATGATGCAATCAAAGAACAAAAGACTGAGTTGAATTCAAAGAATGCAAAGCTGGAAGGGAAGATTGATTCGATTCAATCACACATAGCGCAAATCAGCACATCATTGGCTGAATTGAACGGCTATTTGAAGGCTAAATAACAACTCGCATGAATAACATAGACCGTGAGAAGTACCATCGTGAAATCCATGATGGAACAGGATATATCGCCCATCGCGTTCGCGCGGTAATTGCAAAATATAAACTCGATATCACGCTTGATTCATTAGAAAAATCCTATCGTAGATGGGTAATAAAGCAGGATACAAAGCAGCCTGCACCTGTTAGCCAGCTGAACAAGTTGGATAATCATTTAGGTGACTTTACCAACATGATGAATGAGTTGATTCCACAGGAAGCGAATCCACTCGACTTGCCACCTTCACAGGAAGCCAACTACAAACCATTTAAGTTACCGATTAACCACAACAATATTCTGCTGTTGTCGGATATCCATGTACCGTATCACAATATTCAAGCTTTAACGCTGGCACTTAAGTACGGACTTGACAACGATGTTAATACTATTCTGCTCAATGGTGACATCATAGACTTCTATGCTATCAGTCGCTTTGAGAAGGATCCACGTAAACGAAACTTTGGGCATGAAGTCCTAATGACTCGCCAATTTTTGGGCACGCTGCGCAAGCTATTTCCGAATGCTGCTATCTATTACAAGTGTGGTAATCACGATGTGCGTTATGATCACTATATCATGCGCAATGCACCTGACCTTTTGGGCATGGATGAGTTCAACTTTGAATCATTGATGCACTTGGATAAGTACAACATCACTTTTATACCGGATAAGCAGATTATTCACGCTGGTAAGCTTACGATTTTACATGGTCATGAATTGGGAGCATCTGTATTTAGCCCGGTGAACATCGCACGTGGTCTATTCCTTCGCGCAAAAGACAGCGCATTGTGTGGTCACCACCATCAGGCAAGCGAACACACAGAGCCAAATATCAATGGCAAGATAACAACGTGTTGGAGTGTGGCCTGTTTGTGCGAATTGCATCCCGACTACATGCCTATCAACAAGCACCATCATGGATTTGCGCATATCAAGGTATTAGATTCAGGCGAATTTGAAGTGAGTAACTACCGTATTGTTAATGGCAAGATTCGTTAAATGAAAAATGCCCCACCGTTGCAGGGCATTGTTCAATCAAATAACAAAAACAAATTAGCAATTACACACTAATCTCGCAAAGATAGAATGAAACGCAAGCAACATCCAAAAGTTATCCATCGAAAGTTGGGCAGAGAAAAGGCTGATGGACTTTACTGCGATAACGTCATTGAGATAGATCCAACGTTACCACCTATGCGCTATATGATTGTTCTCATTCATGAATATCTGCATCACATCCAGCCGGAGTGGAGTGAGGAAAAGGTAGATGCTGAAGGTGAAGCTTTAGGTCGCTTTCTTTGGAAGCATGGCTATCGCAAGGTGCAGCAATGATGCGCCCACTACTAAGGATTAGAAACCTATTCATCGAGCAGCCCTTCTGTAATTTCTATAAACCTATCGTACAGATCTGCAATCTTATCACTTACTTCTTCAACGTGTTCACCATACTTGTATTCTCTGCGCATCAAATCCATGATGTCTTTGAGTGCATCTTTATATCGGGCAGCGTTAAGGGTGTAGTTGTATTCTACTTGTTCTTCGGGTAGATTAAACGTTAGTGTTGCTTTCATTTTCTGCTTTATTTGGTAATCCATTTTTACTATCGCTATATCCTTCACTATAGGCATTCAATATATTTTCAAGTTCCCATGTTTGGGCTTTCATCATGAACGCATCCAGTTCTATCCATGATATGTTTACCAATGGACCTTGAAACCTTTTGCGTAGGGCTTTGCTTAATCTGCGCATTGCCGTTTCTTTTTTATCTTCCTGTTTCATCTTGTTGTTCGATTTGTTTGATTTGTTTGTGCAGGTCGCGCAGGGCGAGTGCGATTACCCATAGTGGGATTGCTAAGATTATTGCTGGTATCATAACCATTTTGTTTCTTTTGTTAGAGTGAATAGTTCTTTGTTTACTGATTTGATTTTGTGGTGCAGGTTGTCTTTTACATAGCGTGTCTTAGCTGTGACAAACATCTGCAATAGGTTAGTTCGCTCTATCTTCAGCTCGTCTATTGAGCGCATTTTCTTTGCTCCCATTCATTTTCAGTATTTCGTTTTTTACGTGGTGGTAATATGCTTTGACTGAATAAAACTCACCGGTTCCTTCGAAATCATTCACGATGTCATCAGGTGCGTTTTTCAATGCTTCATCTACGCAATACAGCGCAGCGTTAATAGCACGCATGTGCATCAATGCTAAATCACCATGTTGATCACCAGCTTCGACTATATCAAAATAGTTCGAGTACAGTTGCCATGCTTTGTCTTTTGCTTTCATTTGTATCTTTGATTATAGTAGTCTTCACCATTCTCATATGCAATTTCATTTGATATTGACATACTGCCATCGTCATGAATCTTTGGTAGCCATTTAACTTTTTCTTCCATAAATGCTTCTATAATCTGACATTTTTCGAGGTCTTTGGCTTGCCTTCTTAATCTGGTAATTGCTAATGCATCCAGTGTACCTTCCGCAATGTGATTGCAGAGTTCATCAATTAAAAATTCGACTGCTGTTTTATTGCTCATAATGCTTTACATTTAGGTGCTTTATAACTTAGAAATTCGGGTTTTCCGAAATAGTAGTATACTTGTCGTATTGTCCTATCATTAGAACGCAATCTTATCAAACCACATATTTCGCATTCAGACTTTCCATCATTGTGATGATATTCTAATTGATGCGGATTCATCCATTTATGTCTCATACGTTCAAAGTATTTAAGTATTCACGCCACATTGGTACACGCTCCTTAAGCTTTGCTATTGCATCCGCATCAAACTCCACAATCTTTTCATGAATGCGCTCAGCAATGGGTATATCAAACGCC